GTCGTCGACGCCCTGCTGAATGATAGCCGAATCGGTGGTGACGAACCAGCCAACCGTTACGGTGTCGCGTTCCTTTATATCCGAAACGGTGATCTGTCCAGAGACCGAGGGCTGGTAACCCCTCACCTTCAACAGGCCATTGACGAAAATATTGACGTTAGGATAGTAACGAATCTCCCCAAGCACGTGCGGGTTTGCGAAGTCTCCCACCGGATGGGGGATCGTATCTTCAGTGAAGAACTCGGTGAAGCCGGTCCGAACATCGTACGTGGACCCGGTCACGACATATGCGCCGGCGTTTAGACCGCTGAGCACGTGGATAGTCATTCCAGGGAGCAAGGTGTCTGACGCGTAATCTCCCTCGGCGGTGATGGTTCCGGCGGCGGGGTCGAAATCCTTGATAACAAAGTCTCGCGGGGTAATGTTCGACAGGGTGCCGGTAAACGTTCCGTTGATCAGCGATCCCTCCATGGTCGGGTCGAACTGATCAAATTGGCTGCGATACTCAACCCATTCGCCCGGGGCGCTGGCCTTAAGTAAAATCTTCTTAGAGGTGCCGGTGACCGAGGTCTGATCTTCGGGCTGGATCGTCTGGCCGGATTGGGCTAAGGACGCGGCGTCCCAGTCAGCCGGAGACATGGTGCTCTCGACCCATTCATAAACCGGAGATATCGACCAGTCGGCCTGGTGTCCCCACATCTTAGATGAGCTCATGTCGTCAAAGACGTTCGAGTCATAGTATGGGACGAATCCGGTCTCCGAGTTATCAACCCAGATAGTTCCGACCTGCGGGGCGGACCAGAACGACTGGCCGAACTCGTACTCAGACCGGGCCCCTGAGGGCAAGGTCTTAATAGAGCTATCGGTGTAGTGCGCCGGGTCTGTCGGGCTGATTATATCGATGGCCTTTTTGGCGTTAAAGTCGATGTGCCCACGCGCAGGATCCCAATAGCGAATGACCTCAACGGTGGTGTCATTTTCGCGGTCGATGAATCGAGCCGGTGTCTGAGCGTTGGCGTTGAACAGATACTTGACGAACGTTATGGTGGATCCTACCGGGAAGGAAAAGTTGACCTTTGCGATCCTAGAATTTATTGAGGAGAGGTGTTTCCCCTCAATTAGGACGCCGGCGCCATATACGATGTCAAAGCGGTCATTCCACGCGGCGCGGGTGAGCTGAATCGTCGTGGAGGTCAATTGGCCGACAACCTCTGGCTCAATGTAGTCATCGCCGACGACTTGCAGGATGCCGTTCCTAAACACCTGGATCATTCCGGTTCCGGGGATATACTCGGGCATCGCGGAAATTGCGAGCGTAGAGAGCGCCGGGGTGATGACGGTATAGGTGGTTCCATTCGCCTCGACGGTCGCGAGAGCCTTTACGTAGTCGCCGGCAAAGTTATGTCGGAAGTAATCTCCATTCCGCTCAAGTCCTTCAAGAACAGTCCCGGACGAAGTGAACGTCACCGTCGCGGTCTGAACCGGCCCCAGCTCAAAGAACATCGCGTTGCCGTCGTCAGACAGATCTTTGGACGCCTCCGGTTGGCGATTCCAGCGAGAGGTGTCTGCAAGGGAGACCTGAGTGAAGCCTGGAGCTAGAAGAGAGGTGTCGTCCACAAAATGGAACCGAGCCTCATTCCCACGGGCGTCCTCTGACATCAGGAACATCTCTGGGTATTCCTTGTCATAAGATGAGCCAAACTCCCCGATCTTAAACGCCCAGAACTCGTCGATCGACGCGTCGATGAACTTCTTAGAGTTCACGAACGCCTTAATGGCGGCGTTTGCGCCGGTGTAGTTTATCATGCCGCGGTAGAACAGGAACTGCGACTTATCGCCAATCGCTATGTGGTTGAGATATCCCTTCTTTCCGTCGTAGCCAAGCAAAGCTCTAGACTGTCGGGTTCTCTCATTGGTCTCCGTCTGAATGAACGTGTCATAATATTGACGCATGTCGTCGACGGACTTCTCGATGTTTGGATAGAGATTTCCGTCCGGGCGCAAATAGTGTCCGCCGACGTTCGGACGCCCGGTTGACTTAGGCTGCCTGTAAAAGTCCAGATCAAAGCGGTCAACCCTCAAACCAAGGAACGGGTCATAAACCATGTCACCGGACGCCGTGTAGTAATTGAACAACAGGACATGCTCGTAGGTGTCAATGTAGAATCGGGCGCCGGAGAGATGCACGAAGTTATAGCGATCATTGATCGCGGTGATGTCGACATCGTTAAACACGCCGTCGGCGAAGGACACCTGGGTGATGGTGTCTTCACGATAAACCCCAACATACTTCTTGTCCAACGGACGGCCATACTGATCGAACAGTAGAGGCTGCTTGGTCTCGTACGGACCTACGATCATGTCGCTCACTATGCCGCGGCCGGGCCTGAACCAGATGCCGTTCCGCATGGCGTTTATCTCAAACGTCGGATACTGATCTGCCTGGGCGCCGGTGGCCGCAATATACATGGTCCCAACGCCAAGCGTTGGTATCGCGACTATGGCGTTACCGGCCAGGGCGTTCTCCACGGTAGAGGCGAGGCGGAAGGTGCGGTCGGTGTCGCGAATCATGTAATACGGCGAGCCCTTCACGAACGGCAGCGGCGTAACCGCCCCGGTGATGATATTGACGCGAGTGCCGGTCACGAACGGCGGGGTCGCGTCGGAGAACCGCCAGATGTTGGCGTAAGGATCGACGGTCACCTCATATCGGGTCGCGGCCGATAGGCGATAGTTCCTGATCGCGTGGGTCCAGTTCAAGAAACGATCGACCTCGAGTTCCCACTCAACCGGCCAACCAGTGTCCGGATCGACGAGCTCCTTGCTGTAGTTCACCACGAAGCCGATGTCGCGCTGTCTCTTCGAGTAGCCAAAAATGAGGTCCAGGATGGACTGCATGCCGACCAGCGTGATTGGCGGGGTGATGGTCTTGACAGACGAACGATCGATCTCATATTCATAAAATGGGGTCGGAATGTTAACGCCGTTCGACACGTAGAAAGTCCTAAACACCTTGCCTATAAAGTGATCTCCGGAGCCGGTAGAGTTGAACTGAATCGGGTTAAAGGTGAGGGCCTCGTTATACGTGTCGGCGAGATAGAACTCGGTGTCGCTTCCGTCTTTCGGAATCATGAAATAAGGCACCGTCGTATCGCTGACCGCCTTCGGCAATAGACCCGAGGTTGAGAGATAGAGCTCGCTGCCAAGCTCAAACGGGTAATATGTATTTGACGGGGACTGGTATTCGGCGAAGGACGGTGGGGTCATGGGACGAATGGTCATGCCTCGGACGTCGGCGCGGATGATTCCATCCGGTATGTTAGAGGGAACGCCGCCAACCAGCTTTATAACCGTCTTGTTTCCTTGCGGATTCAGGGCTGCCGTCTCAACGACGCCGGCGCCGTCATTGAGGCTGGATTGCTGAATCGTGACGTTCCGCCCAGGCATAAAGACGTCGCGCTTGTCACCGGCCACCGAGATGGTTCCGTTCAATGAGGACGCTTCGATTATCTGGTAGGTGTAAAGCATCAGGGTGTTCGTTACCGGATTGATGTAAACCGGATAACGAAGGGCCTCGTAAAACTCGATCGGCGCCGCGTTCGGGATATACGTATCGACGTCGAACTCCCACTCGAACTGATCGGTGTATCGGACGGTGGTCGGCGGAATTTTCGTGGCGCGCACCTTCAGGGCGTCCGTTTGATGGAGCTCGACGCCCGGGGACTTCTTGATCGTCACCAGGTAATCCACGTCGGTGATGTCGAAGTGTTCCCTTGTCAACGAGAACGTTGTCTTGTCGAGGAACGTGTCAAACATATAGCTCAGCGGGGTCTGCCAGCCGGTCCACTTCTTCATGAAGTTGGAGAACCCGGCGTCATAGCCGAGGAAGCGGTTGTAGTTGATCATCCACTGGTTGAAGCCATCGACCAGATATTGGCCGTCGTCGCTGAGCATCTCGCCGTGGAAGACGGTGCGAGAGTGCGCCGGGGTCATGTGGGTTCTGGTGTCGAAATCTAGGGCATCGATCGTAGACGTCTTGAAACCAAACATCTTGTAGAGCGTGAATATTGGATCAAGCGTAAAGGCTATATCGATCTGATCGTAGACGAACCTAGATGAATGTTTCCACTGCCACTCGACAAAGCCTTGGTCGCCGTACGAAAAGTCCAACCCGCTCTTAGTTATTTCGGCGAAGGTGATGAATATGGACCGATCGCACGCAAACGGCCCCGGCGTGAAGTTTGGCGTGTATGGAGCCAAGAGGTCATCTGGCTGGTAGCCGTCGGTCATGAGGTCGGTCGTGTTGACCGGGACATAGCTCCAGCCAGGGACCTCTCCGGCGACTCCAGAAGAAATGGTGGTGCCGTCCGGCAAGACCTGGCCAGCGGGGACCACGCCGTTAAGGATGTTAGTCCACATTCCAGTTCCGGCGCTTAGCGGCGTTCGGCCGTGCTGTTTCCAGCGCCGCGGTCCAAACGTGGAAGGATCGTCGTTGGCGTACTCGGCGTCCCACCATGATGGCTTATCAGAATATCCCTGCATGATCCACGGCTCGAGGTGTGGATACGCGGTGCCGAAGTTTTTCTCATAGAGATCCATCCACGCGCCGCCGCTGATAAACGGGTTTACGCTGGGCGGGGTGATCGGGGTCGAATACTTATAGTTCCACGTAAATGGTGCCGAGGTGTCGTATCCTGGATTCGAGAGCGGGTTAGTTAGCCCGGTTTCGTGGGCAAAGGCGTTGAAACGTTCGCGCTCGGCGGCGGGATAGCCCGGGTTTGATAGAACGGTCGTTACGTCAAACCTCGCCGCCGCCGGGGCGCTCTGATATAGCCGACGCTCGATCTCCAAAATCGCTTGGGTGGAGATATCGTTAATGTCGATCTCTACCCAAGACGTAAAGGTTGATCCTTCAGGCGTCGTTCCATCCTGCAAGAGTCCAAGACCGGGAACGAACGCCGGCGTAGGAAGAATCCAGCTCGGGCCGCTCTTCACCCTGAGGGTCTCTTGTCCTAAGGTCGTGTCAAACCAAGTCGTTCCATCCGGCAAGGTCAGCGGCGGGGCGATATCTCCAACAACCGCCACGTTTAGACGATACAGTCTCTTCGTCGTATTATTACTGGTGTACCAGAAAACCCCCGGACGAAGGTGCGCGCTGAAGGACGTCGTGAACTGAGCGAGGCTCGCCGGCGGGGCAAACGTAGATTGCCGGCCGACCGTTTCTGGATAGTAACCAGAATCCGGGGTGTTGATAATATCCTTGATGATCTGCGTGACTATGGCCTGGTCCAAAGACGTTTGGATGTAGAATCCAGAATGCGAAAACACCTGGCGAATTCCGCGAGTTAGGTCGGTCTCGGCGAACGGAACCGTTCTTGGCGTAAATCCTAGAAAGACCGGAGACGTTGGGTAATGCTTGACGCCGACATTGAGAGCGTCATTATACGTCGTGCTGTCGCCAAATATGGAGGCCTGGTAGGCGTTTGTCTCAAAGGCGGTTATGATATTTTCTACAAGGGTGCCGATCAAGCTTGCCCCGGAAGTCGAATTGAACGAGACCAACGACGTCGCGACGTCGTCGACCAGTATACTCTTGACCAAATTTACGGCCTCGGTCTGTTGAGAGAACATAAACCGAGTCAGTTGCGGAACGCTTGAGTTATCGACAAACAGCGATGACAGGAACGTGTCGAACCCGCCGTGGAACTCCTTTACGGTTCCGCCGAGGCCGAGGTTTATCTCTTCCGGATACAGCGCGTGATAGTAGTCCGCCAAGTTGCCGGTGAAGCTAGGATCGACGGTCTGGCTGGTCATCACGCTGGTAAAGTGATCAGAGATCTGAGTTAATGATACATACCGTCGGTTATCTCGAGATACGTTTCGGAATAGCGGCTCCGGGATCTCCCACTGTCCGTTCGGCGAACCAATAGGAACCTCTTCCTTTAGGGCATTGAGGTATTTTGGGGCGTACACCTCGTAGTTGTCACCGTGGCGCCAAATGGTCCGCAGCGTCGGGTCATACTCGGCGGAGATACCGCTGGAGTGAACGACGAAGTCCGAGCCGTCAAAAATATATAGCGATCCATCGGAGGTGTTGAACCACAGCATATCGACCCATGGATCGGGAGGCTCAACAGGACCAGAGGCGATTTTAGCCAGAACGGAGCCTTGCTGAACCCGATCCGACCAAACGCCGTCAACCCACGCGTAGGTCACACCCTCAGGAACGCTGTGCCAAAAATCGCGGTGGGATGCAGAGAGATCCCTGTAGGCGAGAACACCCATGGCTTCGGTAAGTAAGAACTGCTCAAACATGTAGTTCTTGGTGGCGGTATTTCTCTCAATTCGAAGACCGACCTCCGAGACGACCGGCATGTCTGGACTCTCCTTATATCCAAAGATTCTGGAGGCTATTCCGGATGGCTTTCCAAAAATGTCATACGTGTCAAAGAGAGGGTACTGATTCGTTGCGGTCTTTACCTGCTCAGTTCTACGATATCCGACGATGGACGACAGGACGGGTTCATGGCCAAGCGAACGCTTGTTAAGAAAATCGTCGTCGTTTTCGGTCATGCGAACTCGTATTCCAGAGAGGCCAAGATCGACCATGGCGGCCGGGCCAACCTCTATGATTATCTCATCGTTCGCGGAAGCGTTGAAATCTAGATCAATGCCGGCGACATACTTGGTGCCCGGGCCGATGCCCAGCTCAACTTCGGTGCGTTCAACAAAGGTGCCGTAAAGTCGAATCCCGTTTAGGTAAACTCGAATGTCGTTTGTCCCCTTTAGAGCCCTAGTTCTTAATGACGCGTCAAGCACGAACTGGCTTGACGGAAATGTCACGACGTATTTCTGGGCGAAAAGACTGAAGGACGAAACATAGTTCGGGAAGACGGTTTCATGGGCAAAGTCCCTAATGCCACCGACCTGAAGGGGTCTGGTGGCCGGTATTGGATCGGACAGGCCGGCAAAAACCCAGTGGACGTCGTATCCGCGCCACGCATTTCCTCTCGAGGTTAAGGTCGGGACCAGCGAGGTGATGGGGGGCAATGCGGCGGCGTCGGCCGGAGAGACCTGAACAAAGGTCTGATGAATTTCCGTTGGAGCGCTCTGTGCGTAGAACGACTTGACGACGCTAATATATCTAACAAATGTCGTCCCGGTGTAGGCGGCGAGCTTGTATCCGGGAACCAACAGTGAGGTTAGGTCGCCGAACTCCCAGCCAAATCGAACACTCGAGGTCGGAACGTCAAAGTCGTTAACGAAGTTTAGATGGAACGGCATAAGTTCCAAGATCGACGGCGAACCTTCTACGGCGACGAAGGCGTCGCCGCTCTCCGCCCTATACTTCCAGTTCGCGGCGGACCAATTCCAGGCGTTGAGCTCCAAGGAGTAGTCAAACTCTATGATTGGCAACTTTGCCTGCTTCGCGACGGAGATATTCTCGAGGTCGCTCTTATGCACCCATCGGTTGGTCGTAGACCACTGCCTTATCTCAGGACTTAGATCGACGGTCGAGCAAGTTTCAGACCATCCGCCTTCATCCCAGTCTCCGGCGTCCCATCCGGATTCGCCGCTGATGAGGCAAGAATAGGTCGCGGTGGCCTCGGCCAACACCTGCTCCAAGGTAAACGCGCTGCCGGTGATGTCCGGGTCAACTGGATCCGCGATGGTGACGACGGTGGTGTTCGTCTCGATAACGTACTCGCTGGAAACGATGGTCACCTCTATCGGCAAAAACTCAGTCGCCGTTTGAGACAGCGGGGTCCACTTGATGTGCATCTTCACGTTCGGCTTAAAGAGCTCGGTGAAATTAAATTGGACGGCCAGCTTTGTGGTCGTCGGCGCCGCGATGATCGGAAAATTAGCGCCGTATTGGGCTATGAGGCGTTGGATAAAGCGCATCTTTGCGTACGCTATCGCCGCCCGGTTTTTGATCGTTATGTATTGCGGGACAGAATTGACATCGCTTGGATCGTACCAATAGTAGTTCTGGTAATTGACGATCTTGTCCAGGTCCACCGGCGGGATCCAGTTAAAGGCGATCATCTGCCCCCATTGCGCGTACTTGCTGGTATCGACGCCTAGCGTCTCGAGCTTATTTAGGCAATCAACCCACGACTGAATATGCTCGACGGTTCCAATCTTGGAATACATCAGGGGCTGAAGCTGGAAGGCCTGGCGATTGGCGTACTCTTTGGGATTGTCCTGATTTTCCTTTATTTGGCGGGTGCCAACAGATCCTGCCGGGGCATCGCCGACATAGCCGGCGATTCGGTTGGTTTCTGTCTTGGTGAGGAAGCGGTTGAACAGGTTCTCGAAAAGAGCCCGGTTGGTGTCGGACTTCAGTATTTCTGGGAGAAGATCCAGCAGGTTTGTTCTGGCCGCGGTGTAATCCGAGTTGTTTTCGGTCATGTCAATCCCAAATAATAGGCTTGGTTCTATGCCTATTTATTTGGGGAAACATATGCGGTTTTTCACTGCCTGATATTTGTCTGAGTGTAGCTCGTTACGACCTCGATGTCGCTCACGTTGATGTCGGCGTAAAGAATCTCGTCCTCCATCGGGATGACTTGGTATAGGTCACCAAATTGATTGGTCGAATATTTTGGAACCAGCACGACCGAGTCAATCTCGGTGCCGAGGGCGGCGTGGATGAAACCAGATAGCTCTGAAAAGTAGAACGTCTCGCCAAACTCCCAGTTAGCGATGTCGAAGTACTTGCGAACCGCGTCCCTTACAGCAACCTTAAACTGATTATCGGTGAGGGTTTTTTGCGTCGGGCGAATGACCTTGAGGGTCGCCTGAAGCTCCGGAATAGCGTTTGGCCCAAACAATAGTTTTATCTTGCCTGGATGCATTATGACCGTGTCCGAGATCATCTTATTCTCGAGGAACTTGGCGTATGACGTGCGAAGCTCCAGCGGGGTCGGCGGCGTCGGATACACCGTTGAGAATCCGCTGAGCCACCTGGTCAACGCGGTATAATAGCCCTTGGTGATAACAAAGACGTCGATGATGTTCGTGGCCGATGGATCGACCAGGTTATAGCGGGCGGCTCGATGGAACCACGCGAAGTTGAGGTCATAGCGCCCGACATGTCGGTGATATAGCCTAGATCGCTCCGGGTTTTGTGAGATGTCCGCCAGCCACGCCTCTTTGGTTGTCGCCGTATCGGGGACGCTGTAGTACTCAGAGACCACGTCGTCACGCTTGAAGTACACCATGCGGTTGAAAGTGAACTTAAACTCATTGTGCGCGGTGTTAAAGACGGTGCCGGCTAAGATGGCCTCCTTTACGGAGACTATGGCCAGGTCGGGATTCGACGTGCTGACGGTGACCGCCGTAACGTTATAGACATATGTCGCGGCGGGGGCGGTGTTTGTGACGGTGATCTTTGCTCCCGGGATAAGGTAGTTTATCGGATTGACCGTTCCTGTTTGTCCCATAGTGAATTTAGCGGTTCCGGCGACGCCGGTCACTATATTGGTGACCGGGCTGGTGGCTGGAATAATCAGCGACGACCCTAAGGAGTTCTTTGTCAATATTTTTGTCACGTTGACGCTCGTCGCTTGAGACGGATCAATCGCCCAATAACCGGTCGGCGACGTGGAGACGTGGACGTTTTCATGCGGGAATATCTGGCCGTTGACCCTGAACTCAAACTCCTCAAGGATCTCCTGGATGTTATTTGTCGTCGCGTTCACAAAAGACCGATTCATCGGCGATGAGAGCGGATACGTACCCAGATTTATCCGATTACCCGTCTCATAGTACTGAGTCGTTGGACCCGAATATGAGACGCTAAATAATTCTGGAAAGATCGCGCGGTCCGGAGCGTGGTCTCCGTTCTTATCGGCGCTTATCAGCGAGATGCGGTGATAGTCCAACTGGCCGGCGTTTGGCAACCCGTTCGGCACGAGCTCTACACCCAAGGCCCTGAACTCTTGGTTCTCTGAGAGAATACCAGACTCGGCCGAGTTGATGTTCGCGCGGAGAATTTGAATCTCGTCCATGTTCGCGTTCATCGTATCGTACGTGATGACCTTGTCGGCATCGTTGACGTTCCAAAACTTCGTCGAGGCGCTGTAGCCGATAAGGCGACGCTTGCGGAAAAACAAGTTCCAGCCGGCGAGGTTGGAGCCGCCCGCGTAGTCCTTTTCGATAACTATGCATTGGATAAGGTCCGCGTAGCCGGTAAACTCTGGGGCGGTGAGCTGAACGGCGACCGGCTCGAGGATCGCGGAGGTATCGATGACGTCGGTGATCCACTCGTCTTTTTGGGCTGAATACCACAGGGCAATCACCAGCTGATCGGGGTCATTCAGCGCGAGAGACAGCTCTCCAAGCTCTGTCTTCGCCGTGTCGTAGGCCAGCGTCTTGTTGAGGAACGTAGACCGCAGCGTTCCAACGCTATAGCCAAGCGCCTCATATTGGGGAGCGATGACCTCGAAGAAGTCCATCGAGGAAAGATACGGCTGGAGATAGTTCAAGATGATCTCATTCGCCGTAAGCGGCGTGGAGATAGCGACGCGCTTACCCTCGACGGGGGTCTTCGACTGGTCATAATAGAGAACCATGTCGTCCCCGAAGATCTTGACGCTCTCATAGTATTCCTTTGGATCGTGCCAAGATATGTACTTGGAGTCTCCAGAAAACGTTCTATTAACCGCGCGCAGCTTGAGGATACTTGGATCCTGAAGCATAAATGTATTGTAATCGCGGCCGTTGACCATTCGGTCCTGCGTGTAATAGACCGACGGGGCGACGCGGCGAATGTGATCGATGTCCTCAGACGCGGAGTTATTCTGTATCGAAGAGATCAGCGAGAAGGTGAACGTAAAGGTCTGAACCTTGCCGCCGTCGTCAACGTAGCTGAAGGCGGCGGTCTGATTGTTGATCGCCGTCTGCGGGATAACTATATCCGCGTTTTCAGATACGCGATACCAGATCTGGAATGTTCCGCTCGGAATATCGGCGAATTCACCGTCACCGAAGATGATTCGGATCTTATCGTCGGCCAGGCTCTCAATTTCGTACTTGCGACGGTTGGTGTTGGTGTTGAAGATAATGTTCTGGGCGTGGGCCAAATCAACCTCAACCCACTCGCCGATCCTGCCCGTGGAGTCCGTCAAGATCTTTCCGGTGACCGGATCGACGTTATTGACCCACACGTCGGTGTCATTGATGTTGGCGGTGAGGATGTCCTTTACTTGATTGGGCGTCTGGCCGTCAAAGACGTGCGGGCCATTTAGGACGAGCGTTCCCTGCTTCACGAAGCTCATGAATCCGGTGGTGTTGGACGAGTCACCTAGCCCGTCTTGAGCGTAGAGCAGGTTGAACTGAGATCCAGACTCCGGCCGACGCTCCACGATCGCGCCGTTATCAAACTCGACCGGGACCAGCTCCATCGGCAAGCTGGTCCCGCCCTCGACGCTCACGATGAACGGAAAAACGGACGTCGGGGTAGAGCCGCCGCTATTGCTGTTCTTGAGAGAGTATATCTCAAAGAGCACGTCATCGATCTGGGCGCGCTCAGACGGCAATACCGAACCAAACGACTGGCCCAGGACGCGGTTGATCACCGCGATGAACTGGCTCTTCCAATTTGAGTTATTGACGTCATTCCAGATAATCTTCTTGTTCGCGAGGTTTTGGCCAAACGCGTCATAGATCTTTTCGGTGGTCTTCACCGAGGTGAGCTTGACCAGGCCGCGCCCGGGGATATTGCGCGAGGGCGTGTACGATATGAGTTTAGCTAGGCGAAGAACGGACTCCTTTCTTTGGGCCGACGTGATGAAGTTTTCGTGCGCGTTGAAGTCCAGTCGATACGCGATGATCTCGGAGATATAGGCAAACATTTCGAGCACGGCGATAAACTCGCTCGACTCGATGTAATCATTGAACGATTCGGGATGATAGGTCTTTATATACTCGACCAGAGACTTCTTCACCGTGTCATATTCAAACGTGGCGAAGTTTATCTGCTGATAAGCGGTGTAGATGTTTTCCCAGGCCTCGGCGCGAGATATAATCCTGCTCATGTCATATTTCCGATTTAGTGTTCATTTCTATATTTATCCATTGATATCCTGCTCGTGGAAGTCCAGATTTAGTGTAAAGACGTCCGTTATCCCGAACTCGACGTAGAGCAGGCTAATAATCACCGTCAGCGAGTTGCCGTCGTAGTTAGGCTCCATGGTCATGTCGTTGAGCTGGACCCTTGGGTCATAGTCGATAACGCGGGTGAGCTCGTCTCGGACGGTCTCCATAAGGGCGTCGTCGAGTGGCTCAAACACCAGCTCCGGGATGATGGTGCCAAAGTCGGCGTGCATCACTCGCTCACCGCGCTTCGTCCAGATGTGGTTGAGCAGGTCCATCTTTACCGTCTCGATGTCGCGGAGCCGGAATGTCTTTTCGCGGTCGAACTCAAACGACGAATATCCTCTATAGACACTTTTTACCATCGCGGCGTCACCTGTTGAATAATGGGTTTCTGTTGTACTTCACGCCGAGGTCTTCCTTTCCAATATTCGGCGAGTCATAGTCAAACTCCGGGATTTGCTTATTTGGGACGTTATTCATATCATTGGCTGGACGCGCCGGGTCCGGGGTCGCGTATACGCCATCGTTGTCGGTTCCCTTGTGGCAAGTCCTCGCCCACGGCTCATGCTCCGGAGTGCGGTTTGGCAGCCACGCCTGTTTTGGATTGGCCGGCCCCGCCGGATCGGCGGCCGCGGCCGTCGGGCCGTTGGCGTGAATCTGAGGCGCGGTCATTAGGATGTTTCCACCACCCCCGATGTTTGTCGTCGACGCGGACGTGATTCTAGTCTGCGCTCCCGACAGGGCGTTGAGATTGCCTACCGCCGACAGGTGCAGTGTTCCGTTCGCCGCCACGTGCACCTCCGCTCCAGACTCAATCCGTACGTCTGAGGTCGCGTGTACCCGCAGCAACGCCTCGGACGTGATAGACGTGTCGCCGAGCGAGTTCATCCGAATGTCGCCGTCGGACGTCATGTGGATGCCCATCTTGGCGTGCATGCGAATCGCCGCGTCGGAGGTTATGTTTATGTCACTGGCCGAGCTAATCGATATCCTGGTGCCGGAATAGATGTCTATGTTGCCGTTCTGATCGAGCTCAATCCAATTATTGCCCGCGGCGGTCTGGATGTATATTCGCTCGTTGGTGTCGTCCATCAGGATCTGGGCCCCGCTGGTCGTGCGAAGGCGGATGCGACAGTTCTCTGGACGATCGTCCATCGAGAAGCCATGGAAGCCAGGAGTGGTCCAGTAATAGACGGACGAGTCATACACCGCGCCGGTGGCGGCGTCTCCAGAGCCCGGCTCGAACCGCGTCTTTGCGTATCCGGGAGTATAGGTCTTGGTTCCGCCACCCGGGGTTGGGAGAGTTATGTCTTGCTTGTCTGGAACGGAATGCAGCGAATCAAGGTTATCCTTGTTTTGCGGGGTGATGGCGGCGGCGGAATAGTCCATCGCGCGAGACATCCACTCATACGCCAAGCCTTGGCCGGCGGTCGGCGTTCCTGAGACCCTGCTTTCTATTTTGGTGAAGGCCGCCTTTTGATTGCTGTAAAGCGGCTCTACCGGCTTTTCGGTGTTGGTGAGTGGGCCGTCGATCACCGCGGATGAACCTGATCCGGCCGCGGGCGGAACCCAACGGCCATGAGGGCCGGTCGAGGCGTTGTTTGGCAAAATAGCGCAGGCGAACCAGCACCTAATGTTCGGGTCTCCGTCGATGCAGGTCACCAGGACATACGATCCTAGGGTAGGTATTGACCACATTCCGTGCGTGGTGCCGCCCAGCGAACCGCCGCCGCCTGGACCGCGGGCCTCTCCCATGGTGGTTCCGCCGAACGGCGATGCGTACATGGCCCACGGGATCTCTTCGACCTTGTGGTCGGCCTGATCGCCGAGGGCCGGACAGAATACGCGCAGGCGTCCAGACTGGAGTGGATCGTTGGTGTCCAGCACCTTGCCCATGGTGATGCCTTCCTTAGAATATGAGGTTCCTAAGGAGTATCTGAAGCGATCGATAGATTGGTATGCCATATGTTTATCCGGAAAGACTCGTGGACTGTATACCGTAAATGGTGGCGAAACGTTCGTAGACCGTTTGGTCAGAGACGTTTTCTGAGAAAATGGTGCCCGAGGATATGCCCCGAGAAGTCCCTCCGGCGACCTGGGTCGACGTTACCGGGGAGTTAGAGGGAGTGTCGGCGGCGACCTTAGTTCCGTTAAAATCTATGGCGCCGCCGCCCTTGTATCCGCTCTCCATCTGCTCCATCGCGTTGACGAGCTGGACTTTTTCCTCAGGAGTTAGGTCAGACAACTTTTTGTCCTTCCCTCCTATGCGCGAGAGAACAAACCTCTGATATGAGCCATTAGCGACGCTGGGATTTTCATTTGGCGGGGCGTACACCGAGATCATCTGCGTCACGGTCAGACCTCGATAGCGGGAACCGTTAAAGATCAAATCGGCGTGGGCCGATCGACCCATCTCCATCGACGGGAAAATTGCGAATCGTCCGTCGGTACCTATCGCGCCGTGCTGCTGAGCGAACTTTCCATATACTAAGTTTCCAGGATTGTTATTTCTTATTCCTCTATTGGCCATGTCACTTCCTCTCCTTATTCAAGACGGACTGAGCGTCCTGAATTCTAACCTTACCTAGGAGATTATTGCTTTCCTGCTTAGTGTTGGTCGGCGTCACCGTCACGGCGAGCGGCTCGCTGGGGGGTGTTGGCACCGGAGCGGACGCCGGAGCGCCGATGGTGGTTCGATTTCCGTCAATGGTAATCGACAGCGGCCCAATATTGGCGGCCTTGGCCTTGTCGAGAAGAGCCTTCCGCTGCGCGGCCTGCTGAACGCTGAGCAGGGTGCTTTCATTGACGCCCGCCGTTGGTGGATGGGCGACCTGGATTTTCGTCGTGTCGCGACCGTCGATGGCCGGGACTAATGGATTACTTTTATCTATGAGCACTCTAGTTTCTGGAGTTCCGGGCGTGTTTTTATCCTCGGCCGCGATTTGGTCTTGAACGCTCTTGGAAACCTGCGTCCAGGTGTTTGAGCATTTGGCGGAACCATCGGACCGGCGGACGAAGGCGTCGACGGGCTGAGATACGAGGCCCAGCGTCTGCTTGAACAGGCCTCCCTCAAACGAGTTATCTATCGAGAGAAGCATGTAATAACCGGTGTACCAAAAATCAGTTATCGTGTAATTACCTTCCGGGTATTGGCTGTCTGGGTACTTGATGTTTATTTTTACCCACATCGGGATATTAAAAAGCCGATTGAAGGCGTCAGGGCCGGATATCTTTTCATCGGGCGCCGCCCCCATAATGAGGTTGGGGTTTCCGGCAATGGTGACCGCGGCGGCGACGTTATTGATGGCGGCGAAGTTTGAGAGCAAAGACCGCTGATACGCCACCACGTTTCGAGCCCCGGATAGCCGAGCTATCTTGTCGTCGGAATGGCCACCAGGATAAAGGGTGGTCTTGGCCTCATTTTTCCGTCCGCCCGGATTAAGCTTGCCGACGGTCCCGGCGGGGCCTGGATACGTATGCGGCTCGACCGAGTCTAGAGTGATTGCCTCGGAGATATTCTTAGGAGGGCCGCCGCCGTTCATGGTGAGCATTTGGAAGAACGCAAAACCGAGGTCCATCTTCATGTCAAGGCCGTTCTCCTCAATGTCGGTGTTTTTGCCTGTGAAGATATAGTCGAACTCAATTGAGCGAGCCTTGATGTCCTCGAGCTCTTTTTGGATGGCGTTTGGATCTAGATCGCCGTCGGCTTGCTTTTGCGAGAAGATAACGAACTTGACGATATAATAATAGACGACCATCTCGTCCGCCGTCGTCTTGATGTCGCTGAATATCTTGTAGATAATGCGATTGCCGTTGGGGTCGGTGTCATTGGTCACCTTGGTGGAGTGCAGCATTATCTGATCTATGCATGACTCGATCGAGGCGTGCGGGCCAAAATGGAAAATGATGTTGCCGGGATCCCTAATGATATAGTCATTGTAGATGTCGACGATATAGGCCGGGTCGTTTACATATCCATCTTCGGCGATGATCCGGTATTTTACCTTGCGGTGCTGCGCGGGGTCATAGTCGCATCCCGCCTTGCGATATTCATCGACGACTCGCTTGACATATCGATCATAGCGGTCATTGAGGGATGCTTCGAGGGCGGCTAGGGCGTTATTGATCGTGCAACTTCCGGCCGGGATTGAAATTCGAACGTCGGCGCCAAGGTTGGTTATCTGAGGAGAGTGCGCAAAGCCGTTCTTCACGCTCACGAAGCTTAGCGTATGATGCGACCCGTCGACGCCAAACGTCGAGTTTACGTCCGTCATGATGAAGATCATCGGGCGGACGTCGACGACCTCAACGCTGTCCGATGCGTGGTCGGGGTTGCCGTAAAAGATCGTTTTCAAGAAGAGAACCATGCCAGTTGGCTCTATCTTCATGCCCTGGCAGATCTGAGAGAGCGTCGTGTAGAAGCTAACGCCGACCGGCTCGTGGATCTCCATCTCGCCCTCTTCGGCGACGGTGGTGGTGTATGAGATGTCGTTCTGGGTGGTGGTCTCCATGATGGTAGACTTCCAACCAATCCGGTTGATCGAATACCGGCAGGAGTTCATGGAGTTTGAGATCACGCAGTACTTGCCGGTTCCAGAGGCCGTGGCGATCTCGCTGAGGTATGGATGCGTGATGACGCCATTGGCGTCAGGGACGATCGGATCGCCGAGCTGCGGGTGGACAACAAAGTTCTGAACCTTGTCTGTGTTTAGCTTATAAAGGGCCTCGGCCGTGTCGGTGTTGTCGCACACGATCAAGATGTGATGGTAGCTATAGTCCGCAAACTTCGCGAGCGGGTTGTCCTGAACTATTAGCTGTCCGTCTGGTCCCCTAAAGTACTGTCTCGACATGTGATCGTCACTTGCTGGATATTAGGTCGACACTTCTCTTCGGAGATGGCAGGACTATTGTCGTCCCAACCGTAAGCTCCGTCTCAATGTCTACGATATTGTTATACTGCAAGACAAGCCACATTCGCGTCTCAGAGCCAAGATACCTCTTGGCGATGAGGTCGGGGCGCCGGTCAAGGGTGGCGTCAATGGTGATATAGAGATCATCGATGGCGCGAGGTATGGTCTTGCGCTCCCACCAGCCCAGCGATCGGCCGTTCATCTCCGTCGTTCCGCCGTTTACAAATCTTCCATTGTTGTTCATCAGAATCCCCCGAGCCTACCGGCCCTGAAGTCGTCGAGGTCAAACTTAGCAAAGGTTTTCGGAGAGTGCGTCTCGGTCAGCGACAAGCTTATGGTCATTATGGTCGGGAACGGCACGCCGTTCTGCGTCGGGATGTAGTCGACGTCCGACGGGTACGATATCTCAAGGCTGGTGATGACCACCGGTATCCTATTGATATTCTGCAGAAACTTCGGAGAGCCACCAGACGAGTTCGGAGAGGAATACGCCGAGAAATACAAGATCGGCGGCGGCATGCCGAGCAGCTTCTGCTGATTGACGCTTTCGTTGTGGCTTTGTATCGCTGCGGTCTGTTTTTGAGCGTTCTGCTGATTTAGCCTGGCCTGGGCGGCCTTGATCACGTCCGGATCCACCGACGGCGGAAGCGCCCTTTCGCGCTTCAATGGAACGTCGTTCTCTCCCCAGTACGCGTCGCCGAGGCCAAACCGCGGCAGACACCAAGAGCGAAGCGTTTGGAGGTCTTGGATATTCTTTTGGGCTTGCTCGGGCGTGAATGATATCAGCTTGATGGATCCTACGCCAAAGGTCCTAGACGGAGAGGTAACGTATGCCAGGATCGATCCAGGCATGTGGATAGGATTGACCGTCTGGTACTCAACGGACCTAGACTCCGATATATCGGGCGCGGCCTGAAAGACTATGGTCTCGCCGGTTTTATAATGAACGAGCTTAGCCTTGAACTTATTTTCCTGAGTGTCTGACATGTATGATCCGCCATAATAGGATACCCTTATTTATCATGGCGAACCCGGTGATTTTTTGGCGCTATTCCGTCATTCCGGCCCTGACGGCGGCCATAAGTCGGACAGAGACGTCTCCAGTCCATCCGGTGGCGTTCCTGAACGCCGTGATGTTTCCGGCTAGGGCGGCCTGACGAGCCTTGGTTCCAGACATGCCGCCGACGCCCTCTCCGTCTGGGTCTCGTTGTCCGGCGGAGACGATCTCGAAGGTCTTGAAGGTCTTCAGGGCTGAGTTCTTGAGAGACCGCATGCTGTCCACCCGATCGCCGCCGACGACCAAGACCAAGTGCTCGTATCGCCTCTCGAGCAAGAATCGAAGGGCAGAAAATGGATTCTTGACCGTAGGATCGTCTACGATGTTCGCGAACGGAAAGAGTTCCCTAAGAAACTTTATCTTAGTTTCTGGATCTAAAGGATTTTTGATCGGATCGTGTGACCTAGACGGAAAAATGAAATGATCCGCCTCACGGGCGGCGGCCTCCGAGATCACGGTCTTGATGAGTCGCTCATGCCCCCTGGTAGGGCACTGGAAACGGCCATAGTTAAAGACGGCGGTGGCGTCGCCTTGGCGATCTGACTCAAGCAAGGTGATCAGGTGACATAAGTTCATAAAAGATAAATGTGTTTACGTAAATATGTGTTATTTATATAATATTGATATTAACTTAAAAATGTAACCAAACTAAAGGATTATAATTATGGCCGCCAACAAACCTAGAATATACCTTAAGAACGCCGATCTCTTGGCGGAGACCAAGCGCAGTAAAGAGCTCGGTCGTATGACGGACGAGCTTGGGCGCATGCTCATGCTCCTCGTTCGTCGCTACGCCAGAAAAGCCTCGTTCGCTGGCTATTCATATCGCGAAGACATGGAAGGTCACGCCATCGTCTCCCTGTGCCGGACGTGGAACTCCTTCAAGCCGGAAATATCGTCAAACGCGTTCGCGTTTTACACGACCTGCATCAAAAACTCCTTCATCCAGGTTCTCAATAACGAGAAAAGGCATCGGAACACTCGAGACCTGTTGCTGGTCGAGCATGGAATGGACCCGTCATTTACCTTCAGCGAAGAGTACCAAATGACGATTCCTGACTCGATGGCGTCCGGCGACGATCTGTGATTTATAAATAAAAACAATAATATAATATCAGAATCGAGATACCATGAAGCGCTTGGTAAAGTCCGCCATTATAACCGACTGCCATTTCGGTAAGAAGAACAACAGCGAGCAACATAACCAGGACGTACTCTCATTCTATAGGTGGTTCGTCGATCAGGT